CAAACTTGCTTAAAAGAACTGGATTGTCACCATATCCATCATAAGTATCTACATATGCCTCAAGAGGATATGCATCATCAAATTTAGATTGTACAACTTCCCTTATTACAGTATTTTCTTTTATATATTTGCGAGGCATATAATGCACCTCAACACCATACATCCTCAACTGTTCGTTGATTAAATCCTGAACTAAATTTTGTTCAGATCTAGCCCCTTGCTGAAAATATGGATTAAGTGCCATAATATTAACCTATCATATCTAGTGGTGGTATTTCATAAGTATTGGACATCTGATCTCTAATGATTTGAAGTTCTTTCTCTGCATCATCATACATTTGCCGTCCGTTTAATTCAACACCACCAGGAAGTTTTACTCCTTGGAATTTCATTAAGTTTTGACCCCATTGTCTTTTCACTAACTGGGTCACATATCGTTTTAAGAATGAATCATTCCATACTCCAGTAGAAACATCTGGATTTATTGCTTTAAAAACATCGAATACCAAATAATCATCAACTTGAACACCACCCCAATCAATATCAATATAAAGTCTATCTTGTCGTTGATTAAATCTAAATTGTTTCTGAGTAGTCAATAAGAAATCAATATCAGACAAATAAGACCTTACCATAGCATAATTCATCAACTGAGTAGCACCATAGTAGTAAATATCATTTAAGAACAACTGATACTTAACACTAAACATATTGTTAGTAGATGTAGCAGATCCATCAAAATGAAAAATCTTTTCTACTCCAATAATATCTGGAGGAAGTGGTAAATAATTGCTATTTTCATAAAACTTAAATTCTGTAGTTAAACCAACATTTTGAGTTACTGTGGTTGTAGTTATTCCACTAACTTCAGTATCAGTTAATCCTCTTCCCCTATCAATATCATCCTGAGTTATTTTATACTTTACATAATCCTTAGTTACACCATCAAAATGACGTTCATGAAATATTTGAATAGCATCATCTACTAAATCATCTATTTGTTCATCAGCTACATTAATCTCCAATACAGGAGCACCTAATTGCCTCTTGCAATAGTTTATTAAGTCTGATCTACTTGCTGGTTTTGCCATTTGCGTCTACTCCTTAACAGTATTTAGGGTGCAGACGATACACCTGCATAAACCATAATATTACCATTTACTATGTTATATATCGTTGATCCAGATCCTACCAAAACATTATAAACATATCTACCTTCACTTAATGCTCTAGTAGCAGCAGATCCTAAAGAAATTTTTACAGTACTTAAAGTTGCTGATGTAGTAATTCCTGCAGTAAAGGTTGCAGATGCACCTAAAGTAGCACCAACTGCAACACTCTTTGCAATTTGTGAAGATGCAGACCATGCAGTTGTGAATGCGTATGGTGAATTTGAAGTGTTTACTACATTAAATGTTGCTTCAAAATTAGCACCACCCTGAATTGTCAGGTTAGCCGCATAAGGGACTCCTGAACTAGGATCAAATGTAATATTTTTACTTGCCATTTACCAGTTCCTTGAGTAGATTTTTGATTTCATTAATTTCACCTTTTAAACGTGATAGGTCATTTTCCATCACATCCAATTTATCATGACCTTTATCTCTCACTTGTTTTCTCATCATATAATTATTAAATTCCTTCTCATCTGTATTTACAATTGAATTTGAATCAATATTACGAGATAAAGAAGTTTGATCTTTTACTTTTTGTAATTCCATACTATGCAAATGCAATTACTCTCAAAGCTCTGACTTGAGGAACATAAACTTGACTTGTAGAAGTTGCAACTAATTTAATTCTATATGATTTAAATGACGGTAAATTGTCAATAGTAAATTCATATGGATTAAATTCCAAATTATTTGAATCAAATGATTCTTCATTTGTCGGTGCAATAAATGTATCAGACTGTCCATTATTCTTAGCAAGATCAATAACTTGACCATTCTGATCTAAGTTAGCATATCCAGGGAACGGTATGAATATTGGATTAAAGTTTTCCTTATCACTAATTGCATAGAATGCTCTAATATCATTTCTAGAAGTTAAATGTCCTTCTAGCATAATTCTTATGGATGTTGCTGGATTAACCAATTCAACTTCCTTAGAAATATATCGGAAAGCAGTAGGATCTGTACCCATTTCATTAACTCTCGGATCAGTTGCAAAATCAGTAATTACATTATTAACACGGTTTGATGTCAATACAAGAGCAGATCTTTGTAAATCAATTATTGGACTTAATCTAGAGTCTGTTGTTCCCAAGGTCAACTTCAAGTTAGCAGATTTATTACCAGGTAATGCTGATAATTTGTTTTCTGCATTCACATTTGATGCAATTAGTCTTGGACTATCCATCCAATTATTATCATTCAAAGTAATAGATTCAAATCCATTATCAATATAAGGCAATTCTGTACCATCCATACTCTGACTTGTTACTGTTCTGATTTCACCTGTCATAGTGGTACCAGGAACAGATAGTGTTTGAATTGCAGGAGTTACTAACTCATATGGAATATTCTGAGATGCTTGAATAGCATTACCACCAGTTGATTTAGTATTATTCAAGTATAGTTTAGGGAATGATGTTCCAACTGCTCTACTTGTATTGTTTGTATCAAATGTAGTAGACATATCAACTTTAATATTGTAATGATCAAAACCAATAGCCTCTCCCGTTCCAGTAGCAGTTGTTGTTACTAGATCATGAGTTTTATTGATTCTCAATAAGTTAACGTCACTCAATTCATACTTATAAACTGGTGTTCCTACAGGATAATTTCTAATTCCTGTAAGAGTACTAGAACCAATTGATGTAACCTTATCAACAGATCTAGTAATATTACCACCAATATTATTACCACTAACAGCAGTATATTTAATAACTTCATCACCTATTTGTAAGAATCCAGTATTAGTTGTACCAACTCCTACATTTTCAAAGGTAGAGAATACACTTGCATCTTCTACTGATAATGCACCAACGGCATCAGACTTATACTCTGCAGTTAGTTTTGTAGGTTTGATATCTGATTGAACACCAAATATTCTTACCTTATTATCCGCAAAATACATACCATGATTACTATGGTTCACTTTAATATGTTCGCCATCACTAGCAGTTATAATGTCAGAAACTTGAACATCACCACCATTAGTAAAGTTTAATGCAGTTGATACTCCAGCACTATTTGTAAAGAATATAGTATTTGCTGCACCAACCTTGTAATCTCCTTGAACATTATCTAAGATAAGTTCATTAACATCTCCAATGGTTGCAACAGATAATCTAGCATTAAGTCCTAGATTATTATTACCAATACTTGTTATACCTAAGACATCACCAACCTGATATCCATGACCACCTACTGAGAATGTAGCACCTAATGCAACTCCATTTGCTATAGTGATATTTGCTTTAGCTCCTGTTCCACTACCAGAAAGCGTAGTTAAACTAACACCATCATATTGGAAATGACCACTTGCAGGAGTGAATCCTATTCCTGGTCTTGATATAGACAATGCACCAGTTGCAATTCCTGCAGTAGAAATAAGATTACCTGTAGCACCGCTATTCAATTGAGTAACAGTATTACCAACTTTAATTACAGAATCTGCTACTGTTGTACCCAATCCAACTCTTAATTTTCTAGAGTTAACAACTAGAGCATCTGGATTTAGATATGGTATTTGATCGTTTCCAGTTTTAAGATCTGCATTATAAAGATCAAATGTTCCACTGGTTAAGAAATCTGCTCTATAAAGAGTAAACTTAAGATCTTCCCACTGACTTGGTTCCCATATAGATGCGTTCTGTGATTTGAACAATGAACCAAGGTATGGTTGCTGAGATACATATGCTTCAGTAATTAGATCATTTTCACCAACCCTAGAAATATAAACAGCATACTTGGTTGAACTTGAGAGTAATGTTAATGCATACTCTTTATTGTTACCTTCAAGGAATACAGGAGACTCAAATTCAATTGGTGTTGCAACTGATCCATCCGCAGATAAATTAATTTCTGATGGACTCAATGTTATTTCAGAATTTGGAAGTACAGTAGAAATAGGAGATCCATTTTCTGTTGCTCTTATTTGGAATACAAAAGGAATATTCATATCATCTCTACTTCTGAAGAAGAGATCAACTCTTGTTAAGAATATGCCATCTGGATCTTCAATTTGAATTGTTTGTGCAAGTGGATCACCCCAATTACCAAATCTCCATGTATTAGAAACTTCTCTTCTAGTTCCTGGTATAACCTCAGTGTTTATAACTCTTTCTGTTTGTCTTCCATCAGTAACAGATTGGCTTTCAATCCTTGCATTTCTTGTAGAAACAATGTCTTCTTGAACAGTCTCAAGAATACCACTAGATTCAAAGGTTTCTTCTGCGGTTGTTGTTGCAACCTCTAGATTGTTATTTGGATCATTTGTTATGTTTAATACCTTTTTACCAGTCTCAAATCTTGGATGAGTGCTTGAATTTGGATTTGGAACAAAGAAACTTCCAATCAATGTAGCAGAAGTATCAGAAATCAATCTAAGATTAGTGATTGTTGCTTGTGCTCCACTAGATTGTCCAACTAGAACCATACCTGATTCTACCCAACCATAAAAGTCTCCTTGAGCCTCATCTGCCATTGAGCGAATATCTACGTTCAATAATGTAGATGATGCAGAATAACTTGAGGGGATAGACTTATAAGTATAAGGGTTATCAGAGAATGTTGATGTAGGAATATTATATGGACCACCTTTATGATTTGGTTGAGCAACTCTAAAGATTGCTCCTGCTGATGTATTAGGTGCTGATATATCACCCAATCCAGTTCCACCTTGAGTAGCAACCACTGATTCACCGACTTGGAATGTACCAGAGGTCATTTGAATTTCTAGTAATTTTGGAACAATATACTTACTTACATCCTTACCATCAAAGAATGCATACATCTGTGTTAGAGGTTTAATTCTCTTAGCAACTACCTGTATATTTCTAGACCTTAAGAATAGAATAAGATCTCTACTAATAACTCTATCACCTAATGATTCTCTATCAAACTGCTCAACAACTGCACGTCGTGTTCCAGTTCTAACTTGACTACCAGTTTCGATAGTTCTTCTTTCCATTTCAAATACAGTAGTTCTAGTTCTAGTACCTCTATTACCACCATGAGAATGTGTTCTAACAGTTGATCCTCTATTAACTCTTCTATCAACTGTCTGTGTTCCTTGCCAGTTTGTCTGCCAAGAATTCCATACGGTTCCTGCAAATCCATCCTGACTAAATCCAAGATTAGCTCTTGCATCTGCCAGTACTGCTGAGAAATTACCTTCATTATTAATAACTCTAGCTTCAAGTCTTCTAGTGTCAACCCAGTTATCTGTTGCTGGAGTCATTTCAATAGTTCCTTGCCAGAAACTTATCATAAATGGTGTTACACTTTCACTTCTAGTTCCAAATGATTGTTTTATATACTCTACTTCTGCATAATCCAAACTAACAATATCACCCGACCTTCTTACATTAACACCCTCTATCAATGAGAATGCAGCATCTGCAGTAGCATCAGCATTAACAACAGGTCCAGGAATAAGATCTAATGATGTTGTATAATGTTTTGGACGCATTGACTGTTCATTTAAATCAATACTATTAGCAAGTGCAGTAGCAAATGCAGTTTCTTGAGCTCCAACTGATGTAAAATTATCTACAAAGAATCCTGATTTGAATCTATTAAATCCATCTTGATCAGGAATGTACATGCCAGAAGTTGCAGTTTCCAACATTGATAAAGTTGTATAATATTCTAAACTCTTAACTCTATCCTCAAGATCCTTAAGATCACTCATCTTAAATCTCTTATATTTTAAGAATTCAATTGAGACATCTTTTACATCATAAATGTATGGTGGAAGTGTTAATTGTGCCAATTCTAAAGCATCATCAACACCTTCTGGAAGGTCTGGTTTATCTGCAGGTGTTCCATATTTTACCTGTAGACCAGAATCTTTATTGATGAAAATTCTATCAATTCTGCCTTGATAATATGAGAATGTTGTTAAAATAGCTTCATCAGATGCTAATACATTTGCAGCAGAATTTGATGTAGTTGAAAATGTTCTGCCCAAAAATTCAAATGGAGATCTTGTATTTACTGCCACTGAGTAATCTTGTACTCTTGGTCTGATATCAATAATATCAGAATTACTTATTGAATCAAAAAGTGGAATTTCCTTACCATAATCATAAGTATCATATGATTCTACAGTAGTAATATCTCCAGTATCTGTAGCATCATATGAACCACTAGCAAAGTAAACAATTAATTTCTTAGTTGGAGTGTCTGCATCTTCTTTTTTCTCAATTGCACCATAATTATAAATGGTTGCCTCTTGTCCATTATCAAAGGAATAATTATTAGATATATCGAAACTAGGTGAATTTAAAGTAGTAATAGTTGCAGTAAATTGAGATTCAGAAGATAATATAGATTCTCCTTCTTTAAATACACTATCATTCTTATAAAGAATAGAAATTTGATTGCTAGATAATTTTTCAGCAACAATAGCAGCTGCACCACTAGATTGGCCTGTCAACAATTCTCCAACAACATATTCTTCAGTAGTTGTGGATGCACTCAATATAGATGATAAAGTAAGTTTAGGTGCAGAAGGATCCTGAGTATCTGATGACTCAAATATACTATGAATATTAATAATATCAGGAGTGTTAAGTGAAATTAAACTATCTTCAACTCTTGTACCGAAAGGATAATTACCAAATTCTAATCCATTATTTAATGTAGTTGCACCAATACCAGATCCATCATTCTTAGACTTACTAATAACAACAGATTGTACTCTATTTCTTATTTTTACTTTAGCCTTTGGTTTGATCTTAGTCAAAGTTGCTGTTAAAGTTGCACCAGTATCAGCAGCTCCTAAATTATAAATTTGTAATGATCTTCCACCACTACCTGATACAAATTGAACCTGATCGGATGTTAATGGTTCTGTAGTACCATTTGATCTTGTTAATGAGTATCTTTCCTCATCAAACGGTAAGAAGGTTTCATTT